TCACCCTGTTTTTGTGTTGACGATCACCCAATCTTTTCCTCTGTCATCATTATATTTGTCTGTCATTTTTCTTGATTTATGGCCGAGTAATTTTTGCGTGTCGACACCTTGTTCTCTGTACAAGCGTTCTGATAATGATCTCTGTTCGTGAAAAGTGGGTGGGGATCCCTTATCCCATTTCAGTCCACTTCTGTCACGTGCTTTTTTGAATGTTGAAGTTAAAGAACTGGTTGAAACCTGATCACCGCGGTTTGCTTGTGAGGTGGTATGTCTGAAATGCACAAGATATTTACTGATGACTGCATCCCGGCATTTAGATACAACGTCCCGAAGAGTTAAACCCAGCGCTTCACATTTCAAGTCCAATGGTATGGCTAAACGCGATCCTGTTTTTTCCTGTTCGACATGGAGCATATCGTCCCATATGTCTTTAAACTTCATGTTACAGATATCGCCCAAACGCTGACCTGTTATTATCGCGAGCAACATTCCACACTGGAGGTATGGTTCTTGCTTTTCGGCAGCTTCATAAATAGTTTTCCACTCTTCCAAAGAAAGACGCTGACGAGTGACTTTGTTTCTCGGCTGCTTGGTCGCCAGGGCAGGGTTATAGCCTGGAGGGACATGACCGTTATGTTGCGCTTCTTTGAATACATCAATCAAAACCATGCGAACAACTTGCGCCATACGATTATGGCCTTCAGCCTTAACTGCATCCGTTATCTCAGAGATATCCAATGCGGAAATATCTTTCAAATATTGCATACCGCAATGTTCGCGAAATAACCTGACTGGTTTTGCTTTCTGTCGATAAGAATTAGGTCTGAGTTCACGGTGTTTTAACCGTTCGTTCTGAATTTCAATATACTTATCAATCCACTCAGTGACAGTAATGTCCGTTCTTCTGCCTTTCATTCTGGCAAGACGGTCGTTAACACTAAGAACCTGCCTGGTTCTTTGTTCTGCAATGATCGTGTTCGCTTCGGATGCAACCTTTTTAGCTTCCACTTCATCAGTACCCAAGCTGTGAAAGCGTCCGGAAACAGGATGTTTATATTGCCAATAAATCTTGCCCGTCCGCTTATCAAGCTTGCAGTATAGATTCGGAATTGAAATTTTGTGAGAACGTGGTCTAGCAGCCATCTGCAATAATCCGTTGTAATCTTGGACTGGCGTTTGCCGGAATTTTCGGTTCGGCAAGCGTACCAACAAATCGAGCATTACGGTCTACCATCCAGTAACGACCTACTTTTACAGCTGGAGGTATCATCATTTTGCCTTTAGCGTATTTCTTAAGGATACGCTCACTTGGTGCTTGCGCTCCGAACTCCTCATTGGCCCAGTCGAGTAAGGGGATCATTCGTGACATTTATTTTTCTCCACAAAGCCCGGCTGCACCCGGGCTGTAACATCAAATATCAGTGCTGGTGGTCGGTATTAATATCAGCCAGATAAACACCCGGAATTACCGGAGAGTTGCCAGTTAGAGGCATATATTTCACTCCCCACGTTTCAGACGGGTTATTACTGCCCAACATAAATAGCGGAGCGTTAGGATCGCGTTTGTCATCGCTGTTGTAATCGCTACGCAACCAGCCAATAACCTCATCGCTTGATGGTTGCTTGACTGGTGCTTGATTGAGTCGTTCGTAATTACCGAACGACTGCATGGCAGCGTTATAACCATCGGAAAAAATTTCTGCTTCTTCGTTGTTCAGTTCAGCGCCAAGTTTAAAAGCAATATCTTTCGCCATTGATGCTGTTATTTGATGGTGTTTCACGATTTACCTCCATTGAGCATTGCGGCGCGACAGGCGTTCCATGCTCTCATTGCAAGAGTTGCCCGGTCCTCCTTCGCCATTCCGTTGATTTGCACAAAGTTGCATGCGGTGGAAAAGTTCATTTTTTCAGGCACTACCGGCGCTGGCGGGGCGGCGTAGACTTCAATAACACCATTATCGATGAGCCACTCCCCATCCTTGATGTAGTCAGTTGTTCCACTTACCTGCTGATCTTCGATGTGGAATGCACCTATTGGCTCAGCTTCCAGCGATGCCAGTGCGATACGCGCCAGCTCTTCCGCTTCTTCTGCCGGCAGCATAACGTTGCTACCAGCGCCATATGTTTCGCTCCACTGCTGGATTTTAAGCAGGCGTTCTCTGGTAATAGTAGTCATGGGTTAGTGGCTCCTGAATCCGTTACAACCGCGAAGAAATTCGACAATATAGCCCTTCATCTTTGCATCCATGCCTCCTGACCATCCTTCAGGTGGTGTCCATGCTTCTACGATGTCAGCCATCTTTTTCGCTTTGGCTGGAGTCACATCGAGCGGGTCATTGGTATGTTGCTGGTTAACAAGTTTTTCCATGCCTGGAATATCCAGCACCGCGAACCATGTCCCATTTGACATTCCGAGTCCTGGGATGCGTTGCCCACTACGACGTTTATCTCTTAGTGCTACGGTCATGCTCACTCCCCCTTAACCTTGATGCCAGCGGCAACCGGCGCAGATACCACCTCAACCGGACAACCAGCGGCACATTTCAATGCGTTGCCACCCACAAACCATAATGTAACGTCGTGGTCGTCAAAGTCGGTTTCCTCGACCTCAAACACTTGTCCTTTGACTTTCACAAAGTCACCTGCGTCGATATGAACCGCAACAACCATTCCAGGCTGATTCCTGCTACTTACATCAGAATCGACGCTATCTTCCTGCTGCTTCACGCCAATGCCAGCGGCACTTGCTGATTCTTCATATGCGCGTTTAGCAGCGTTAAGGATTGCTGCCAGTGGTGTATAGCCGCCATCCATCCGGATTGTGTTGTGGATGGTAGCTATCGTGTCGCGCAGTTTGCTGTGGCTAGCCTCCAGTTCTGCTATGCGCTTCTCTGCGGCTTCCAGTGCCTCCACAAGCCTTTCGATTTTTAAAAATGCTGCATACGCCGAATCAGAAATAGGTCGCTCGAACTGAATTTCTTTGCCATTTTCGTTTTCAATAATTGATTCGAAAATAGCTTCTGCAACAGGGGATTCTTGTAGTTCGCGTAGTTGTTTTGCCGTTTCCAGCGCATTGACTATCAGCAGGTCGGTACGCAACGCCTGTTTGTCGATTGTCATGCTGCACCGCCTTCAACGCGCTCCCACAAACGTCTTGATCTGATTGCCTTCACTACAGACTCTTTATCTTTCATGCAGCACATTGGCGTAGCTCCATCAGTTCATTAAAGCGGGCCATAAACAGGCCGAAAGCCTGACCGGGGCGAAGTGGGTAGATTTCGAATAAATCTGTCGGGGGGATACCTTCCAGTATTACCCAGGGAATACTGTCATCAATATCCAGATCGCGGCGTTCAGTTGCCAGCATGGTCAGATCTGCATACTTCACTACGCTGGCTTCTTCCAGTGGCAAGCCAAACTTAAAGCGGATCAGTTGATCGGTACGTTTCTCAATCTCGCGATAATCAGGCAGTAACGCTTTTAATGGGGCAGGGATATCCTGGCAATACGCTTCGGCTGCGTCGTGCATCAGGGCTTCAAAGGCAAACTCCGGTGATACAAGCTGGCTGCACAGTACGGAATGCTGCGCCACGCTATAAAATTCAGGGAGATGTCCGGAGAAGCGGCAAATATTGGAAAGCGCCACGGCAATATCTTCAATATCAATGTCGTCAATAGTTGCGCTGAGATAATCAAATTGTTTACCTGAAAGTGTTTGAATAAAACTCATCGTTGGTTCTCCTTATAATTTATTTCGCGCTGCACCGCGTGAATTTTGAGTACATCAACCCAACCCACGATGTGGGGTTAATTGCCGCTATGAGTTATCGCTTGGCTTCGCCGCCGAGGGCAGCCGTTAAATCGGAAATAAGATTACTGAGTTCGCCTGTCATCAGCGTGATGTCAGCATCAAATCGCTGCACGACATCTTCCCTGTCGATATCGTCGTTCTGGCTGATTAACTGATCTGCAAATTTTACGCGTTTCAATATACCGTCACAGGAAAGGGTGAAACTGATACGCTGCTGCCATTCCATTGAAATCTGGGTAACTACCTTTCCAGCTTCGATATGGGTAAGAATTTCATCGCAGGCAAGATCCTGCTTTTTAAACCGGCCTGTGCCACCATCTTCGAGAATAGCTTTAAGGACCGCTTCATCGCCGATGGAGAACCCGGAAGGAGCCGCTTCGCTACGAACCCACTCAGTTAGCGTGAGCTCGATAGGGTTTTCCATCGTCAGCGGCACGACTGGCAAGGAACCTAGGGTTTTACGAAGCAGGGCGAGAGAATCTTCTGCGCGCTTGATGCTGGATGTATCAACAACGATAAACCCGGCTGCAGTGTTTATCCAAATACGAACCAGACTGTTTTTAGTAAACGCCCTGGGTAACAGGGAATGAAGAACATCATCACGAATAGAGTCTTTCTCAGTTTTCTTAAGACGGCGGCCTTGCTCCTGCTCAAGCGTGGAAACCTTCTTATTAATCTCATCGGCGATCGTCTGTTTAGGTATGATTTTTTCTTCACGACGAATAACCAAAAGTAACTGGTTATTGACTGCATGATATAGCACATCTGAATACTGGACTAATGGTGAAAACCATCCGCTTTTTGCCATATCCTGGCTTCCGCATGGTGAGAAGCGAAACAGCTCAAGTTTCTTATCAAGAGAGTCTATGTCGATGTTAAAGTCGCGGCTGAAGCGATATATCAGCATGTTTTTAAAAAATGGGTTATGCATTTTGTTTCCTTAACGCCTCTGCACTGGCGTTTTACGTTGGTTTCTCCACAAAACAGAAAAGAGCACCTGCTGTAACAGCTTTCCGGGTGGATTGGGTAATGAGTCCGTAGCGCGGAGATGCTCTTTTCTGTTGTGTAAAAAGGTCGGCGTCACGGCAGAACACTGTCGCCTTCCTCCTGTTGTTGGAAGAGCCGGACGCCGACAAGACTTCACACAGCAATAACGTTGTGGTGCCGGGTGCCTCCCGGTATCTGGCGAAGGTTGCACGCCAGACGGGTGCTTAACTACAGAGGATCGACTATCAGCTTCAACCTTACCCGCGTGCGCTGAGCCGCATTCACCACAACGATAAGAGTTCTCTCTCTTAACAGAAGCGCTTTACCGCGCGGAAAAACTCTTATCTGTTGCTCTCCTGAAAAAGCTGGCGGTTTCCGCTAACGTAATGGAACGGGCCGCCAGAATATCGCTTGCACTGGCTACAGGTATCTTCGGGCGGGGCACCGATGACCAGTCGGTACAACCCCTACGGTATTTACACTCCGACGCCGTGGGTTAAACGGCTCCGTGTTGTCGGCTGAGTTATCTGTTGCTGGTGGTCAACCCAGTTCTGCAACCCCTCCCGAAGACACCTGTCAGCGAATCATCCGGTCATTCGTATGCCACCGGCGGCTACTTCGTGGGCGTCCTGCCTGTTCGCTGCTCTATGAGTGCAAATTACATTTAAATTGCACATTGCGCAAGTATAAAATTGCGATATGTGCAATTTTGAGTCAAAAAAAAAGCCACCATAATGGTGGCCTTGTCGACGCTTTCTATTAATTGTGTCGTTTGAGTGACTGCGTCTGGCTTATCAGAACCTTGCCAAAAACACCGAACCTGCACTCGTTGTCTTTGGTAATACTCCATTCCCTGTAGTTAGTGTTATCAGATATCACCAATAATTTATCGGGGATCATCTGCAGTCTTTTTACGTATATTTTATCATCAAAGCCAAAGACATAGATGCCATCACCATCGAACTGGTTGATGCTTATATCGACAAAAATAAGATCTCCCGGTTCAATTGTTGGCGCCATGCTGTCACCGCGCACGTTAATCACTTTAAGCTCAGCGGCAGGGCGCCCGCCAAACATAACTAATGCTTTGTCCTTGTTATATTCGATAGCATGGATTACATCGATAACATCACCGCCCTGAATGAGTCCATTACCGGCGCTTGCACTGACATCCAGTATCTCGATACGGAACAAATCCTTCACGTTAGCTGAATCCTTCCTCATATCACTGTGTTTACATACAGTATTACCTTTTGAGTCTGAGGTAAAGAGTTCTGCTATATCAACACCTAAGCAGTCAGCCAGCCTAAAAAGTGTTTGTTCGGTGAATTGCTTTTGCTTGCCAGTCTCCAGACGAGAGATGTTTGCGGCATCCACGCCGATGGCTTCTGCTAGCTCAGCAATTTTCATGTTCTTCGCGCGGCGAAGTTGTCTGACACGGTTTCCTATATTCATGCGTTCATTACATTAATTTTTTGCGCATTGTGCAAATCAACTTGCGCAAGTTTGCTGTATGAAATAACATGCGACATACGCAAAAGAAGGAGGTTTTATGCAATCACCATTGAGAAAATTGCGGAAATCGCATGGTTATACGTTACAGCACGTCGCTAAAGGGGTTCAGGTTGATCCTGCAACATTAAGCCGGGTTGAAAGATGCGAGCAGGCTCCTTCAACAGAGCTTGCTGAGCGCCTGGCCAAGTTTTACGCCGGAGAAATTAGCGAGATGCAAATTTTGTATCCAAACAGATATCAGCTTAGTGATTCGGCGATTTGACCGCCACCACAGCAGAAGGAGTAGATCCGTGGGACATGAACCTGAATGGAAAGTTGAAAAGCAGCCCCGCTGGCTGGTGGCCGCGATTAAAAAGACGATTTCCAGTCTCCATGGCGGTTATGAAGAAGCCGCAGAATGGCTGGATGTCACCAAAGATGCTCTGTTTAACCGCCTGCGTACTGGTGGTGATCAGATCTTCCCGCTTGGGTGGGCGCTGGTACTGCAACGCGCCGGAGGAACCTATCACCTGGCGCATTCAGTAGCCAGGGCATCAGGGGGCGTTTTTGTTCCGCTGGCAGATATGGAAGAAGTGGATAACGCAGATATTAATCAGCGCCTTCTGGAAGCGATTGAGCAGATCACCAGTTATTCCCAGCAAATCAGGGTGGCTATCGAAGATGGCGTTATTGAGCCACATGAAAAAGTCGTGATTGATGAGGAGTTGTATCAGGCGATCGCAAAGCTGCAACAGCATTCGACACTGGTATACAGAGTTTTTTGCGTGCCAGAAAAGGGTGACGCCCGCGAGTGTGCAGCTCCGGGCGCCGTGGCGTCAAATTTTATGGAGAAAACCAACGCATGAACAGTTTAACGGTAAATAACCGTTTGTCGCAACAACCGGGGATGTATGAGTACCGGCCGTTGCGTCATGAATGCAGATTACCAAATAGCCTGGTCGTGCGTAACCACAGGGAAAACAGCCTGACCGTGGGGGATGAATCGTGCAGGAGCTTAACCGCTGGTTTCGGGATGGAAGGGGACTTTATGTCCATGTCATTCGCTGGGAACCAGAAACTGAGCGCGTTATCTATCTGCGCAAGGGCTACCCGCATGAGTGTTTTAGCCCTTTGTGGAAATTCAGGCGTGATTTTGTTGAGTGTGAAGCGCCGCCAGAGTGACGGCGCAATAGTAGAAGTTTACACGAAGCGGATCTGTAGTTTTTTCCCGGTTGCCTGTGCGAACTTTTTCAGCGTAGTAAAAGATGGTCCGCTGACGCCAGCAGCAAGGTTGCTTTCCATTCTGGTTATAGCAGTGGCTTTTGTTCCCATCCGTTCAGCAACTTCAGCCTGGGTGAGACCTGCTTCTTTACGTGCGGCCAGCATTTCGTCAAGCAACGCGAACTCATCAGCAATGGCGTCATATTCAGCTTTGAACGCTGGGTCTTCCATCCATTTAGCGGCCATTTCATCGTGCGTTATAGTTGGCGCATTACGTTTACCAGTCATGCTTAACCTCCTTCATTCTGGTTTCTGCCTTTTTGCGTTCAGCTATAGGGGTTTTCTGAGTCTTCTTTATAAAGCTGTGCAGCATGACGATGCGCTTCCCTGCCAGGGTGCAGTAAAAAACGCGAGCGATGCCATCGCTGCCTTTAATCCGAAGCTCAAAAAGCCCATCACCAAAGGCGCTGGTGTGAGGTTCTCCGAGATTGCTGCCATACACCTTCATTCGTTCAACAAGGTGCTGATATCTGGCTCGCATACTCAATGGAAGCTGATCCACCTCAATCCGGACTTCCTCGTTGTAGTACTCAATAGTGTAGTTCATAGATGTAAACATAACAAAATTGTTATGTTTGTACAATGTATTGATTCTGCAATTCCGGGACGTTACACTGTTCAGGCACCTTATAAAGCGGGTGCCGGGATTGGCGTCCTGGAATTGTTATCGGCGACAAATGACGCGCCTGCGTCTTTTTTATTGTCGCAGCTCGGCTATATCCAAATTATGGTGGGCTGGGTAGGGGCACCGAAAGGTGCGCCGGTTTCCGATAACGCCGGTTACGCCAACCCTGCTCAGTTCACCACCAGTGAAATTGGCGTTTCCGGTGGTGGAGTCACATCCAAGTTATCGGAGGCGGCCATCATGGCTACAGTCCCAACTCTCGCTCAACCTGAAATCAGTGTTATTAACGGGCAAGCCGTTACTTCTTCCCTTGCTGTTGCCGACTACTTCACCAAACGTCATGACGATGTTCTGAAAAAGATCCGCGCACTTGATTGCTCTCCTGAGTTTACTGCCCGCAATTTTGCGGTGAGTGATTACACCGACGCATCTGGCCGCAAACTTCCCTGCTACAACATCACCCGCGACGGCTTTGCTTTCCTTGCTATGGGCTTTACGGGCAAACGCGCCGCCCAATTCAAAGAGGCATACATCAATGCCTTTAACCAGATGGAGAAACAGCTTTCAACTCCATCGGTGCTGAGCGATGCAGCACATAATGCCAGCGTTCTATATTCCTACATTTCATCCATTCATCAGGTCTGGTTACAGCAGCTTTATCCCATGCTGGAAAAAGCGGAATCTCCGCTGGCCGTAAGCCTGTACGACCGCATCAATGACGCTGCGGCGCTTGCGAGCCTTATCAATATGACACTGAACCGTTCAGAGGTAAGGGGGCGCAAATGATCCGGAATATTTTTAAGCGGTTCACCAGCCAACGTTTTCATTGCCCTCGTCCAGGACAGTGGTACAGCACACCAGAAGGGTACGTTCTGCGTATTAGCTTGGTTGATCGTGAATGTCAGAAGGTTGTCTGTGAGCCTCTTGGGCGTAATTACCGCGTCAACATGCCTCTTATTGCCTTTCGTTCCGGCAAAAACATGAAGCATCTCGGAGGTGCTGCATGAGCACTAAATTAACAGGCTATGTGTGGGATGCCTGTGCAGCGTCGGGAATGAAATTATCCAGTGTGGCTATCATGGCGCGCCTGGCTGATTTCAGCAATGACGAAGGGGTCTGCTGGCCATCCATTGAGACAATTTCTCGTCAGCTTGGGGCCGGGGTAAGCACAGTCAGAACGGCGATAGCAAAACTGGAAGCTGACGGCTGGTTATCACGTAAAGCCAGACGTCAGGGAAACCGTAATGCATCCAATGTTTATCAGCTAAATGTGGCAAAGCTGCAGGCGGCTGCATTTGCTCACCTGTCAGATCCTGACCAGTCAAAATCTGACCCATCAGAATCTGACGCATCAAAATCTGACCCGTCGAAATCTGGCAAAAACGGCGGTTTTGACCCGTCAGAATCTGGCGGGGATCCGTCAGTAAAATCAAAACAAGATCCACAAGATAATAAAACCCTTTCTTGTCCGGACGCTTCGCAACCGGACCAGCAGGTGACAGACCAGGAGTATTTATCCCGTCATCCGGATGCCGCTGTATTCAGCTCTAAAAAGCGTCAGTGGGGAACGCAAGACGATTTGACCTGTGCTCAGTGGATCTGGAAAAAAATCATCGCCCTGTATGAACAGGCCGCGGAGAGTGACGGCGAGCTGGTTCGTCCGAAAGAACCTAACTGGACCGCCTGGGCAAATGAAATTCGCCTGATGTGTGCTCAGGACGGGCGTACCCACAAACAGATCTGCGAAATGTACAGCCGGGTAAGCCGTGATCCGTTCTGGTGCCGTAACATTCTCAGCCCCTCAAAACTCCGGGAAAAGTGGGATGAATTGTCACTGCGTTTGTCCGCCCCCATCGGCGGACGTTTCGAAAACCGTGAAGATCCGATGTTCAAATCCAGTTACGGAAATGTGGATTACAGCCAGATCCCGACAGGGTTCAGGGGGTGATATGAGTCTTATGGGAGACGTTCAGAAATTCATTGAATCCCATCCGGGATGTACTTCCAGCGATATAGCGAATGCTTTTGCAGATTTCCCGCGTAAAAGCGTCCTGCAGTCGACAAGTAAGTTACGCCAGTGCGGGCGTGTTGCTCATCGCTTTGAAGGTAAAACTCGCAGACATTTTGCTCTTGAGACAGACATACAGCCGGATCAGGAACCAGATATCGGGACTAAACCTGTGCGGAGCTGTTATGTCGGAACCAACGACCCGCAGGTGATTATGCACCTGATACGTCAGGCAGAAACGCTGGAGTCGGGAGGGTTGTTCCGTCGTGCAGCTACGGTATGGATGGAGGCATTCCGGGAGAGTCATATCCCGTCGGAACGTAGCGCCTTTCTGGCGCGCCGTGAACGGTGTTTGCGGAAGAGCAGAAAGTATGTTGCATCAGGTAGTGAATGGTATCTGTCAGGGAATTATGTGGGGTCTTAATGAGCAATAAATATTGCCAGGCGCTGGCAGAACTGCGCAGCAAATCAGCACACGAACTGAAAGAAGTCGGCGATCAGTGGCGGACACCAGACCTGCTTTTTTGGGGCATTAATGCGATGTTCGGTCCCCTAACGCTGGATCTCTTTGCTGACGACGATAACGCTAAGTGCCCTGTGTGGTACACCGCCGATGATAACGCGCTGGTACAAGATTGGGCTGAAATGCTGGAGTCAATCGGCGGGGCCGCATTCGGTAATCCACCCTATAGCCGCTCTCAGTACCACGAGAAGCAGGCGATCACCGGCATGACCCACATCATGGATCACACAATGGCGATGCGTGAAAAGGGTGGGCGTTACGTGTTCCTCATTAAAGCAGCGACAAGTGAAACGTGGTGGCCGGAAGACGCTGACCACATCATGTTTATCCGCGGTCGTATTGGTTTCGATCTCCCAGTGTGGTTTGTTCCTGCGGACAATAAGCAGAAACCCACTGGTGCTTTCTTTGCTGGCGCCATTGCAATCTTCGATAAATCCTGGCGCGGCGAGCATTTCAGCTACATCAGCCGTACCGAACTGGAGGAAAAAGGGAAGGCGTTTATGTCACTGGTCGAATTTGCTGCGGGAAAGGTTCAGCCACCAGCCACCACGGTTCCAGAGCAAGAAGAACCCATTGTAGCGCCAGCAGTATTACCTGATGTGGATTCGCGTATCTGGCCGCTTGAGGTTGGTCTGGTGTTCAACCAGGTTGAGGGGGCGGATTCTCTGGACGCATTACAGCAGAACAAGCTGAAAGCCAACATTAATCAACTCTGGCTGGAACGAACGGCCACCAGCGAAATCATTACTGCAGCTTCTGAACTTGTTTGCAATATGCGGGGAGAGGCCGTGTGAAACTGATCCTGCCTTTTCCTCCGAGCGTGAACACTTACTGGCGCGCCCCTAACAAGGGGCCGCTGGCCGGTCGTCACCTCATTAGCGCTGATGGCCGTAAATACCAGAGCGCTGCCTGCGTGGCGATCATTGAGCAATTACGACGTCTCCCGAAGCCATCGACTGAACTAGCAGCGGTAGAAATCATCCTGTATCCGCCAGATAAGCGGATCAGGGATTTGGACAATTACAACAAAGCGCTGTTCGACGCACTGACTCACGCAAGAGTCTGGGAGGACGACAGCCAGGTAAAGAGAATGCTGGTGGAGTGGGGACCAGTTTTCCCGAAGGGGAAGGTAGAAATCACGATCACGAAATTTGAAACAGGGGCGGGTGCAGCTGCCTGAACATGGAGAAAGAAGCATGAATAATTTAATGGTCATTGATGGTATCGAAGTTCGCCGCGACGTTCATGGGCGCTATTGTCTTAACGATTTGCACCGTGCTGCTGGTGGAGAGCAGAAATATCGTCCGAAATACTGGCTTGATAATAAGCAAACCCGTGAGCTGATTGAGCAACTTTTCACCGAGGGCGGAATTCCATCCTCGGAACAAAATCAATCAGTTAGATTTTTTCAGGGCGGTAGTGATACCCGAAGTTTGGTACGTGCTCCAGTAAATACTATTCGCGGTGGTGCTGAACAAGGTACATACGTATGCAAAGAATTGGTGTTTGCTTATGCAATGTGGATCAGCCCGTCTTTCCATCTCAAGGTGATCCGTACGTTCGATCGGATTACCAGTGCGCCACAAACATCTTCTGGTATGGCTGCCGATAAGATGCAGGCGGGGGTGATTCTGCTGGGTTTTATGCGCAAAGAGTTAAACCTGTCCAATTCATCGGTACTGGGCGCGTGCCAGAAACTCCAGGAGGCAGTGGGACTACCTAACCTGGCGCCACAATATGCCATTGATGCTCCGGCTGGCGCGCTGGATGGTTCAAGCCGCCCGACGCTGGCACTGAGCGCGCTGTTAAAACAGCATGGTATCCGGATGACGGCTAATCAGGCGTATCAGCAGTTAGCAAAGCTGGGTGTTGTTGAACATCGTGAGCGTTACAGTCGCTCCGCGATTAACGGCATTAAAAAATTCTGGACGCTGACGGCGAAAGGCTGCATGTTCGGCAAAAACATCACCAGCCCGGCAAACCCTCGCGAGACGCAACCGCATTTCTTCGAATCCAAATTCCCCGAGCTGCTGAAGCTGCTCGATACCGTTCATTGAGGTGATCGTGAGAGCGTTACTGACCCCTGAAATTGCTCCTCGTATGGGCGTTGTATTGTTCAGGCCGGGATCGGAACTGATGCCTCTGTTTATGCAGGGGCGTGTTCTGCTTGAACCAGAGCCGGAACAATATTCATCTTTCGCCTGCGGCGCGGTCCCGGCGGTATCACAGCCGCTGGCGGATGATCCTGCTGTTCGTGATGTGTTCCGTAATGAGTCGGTTATCTATCGTGCTGGTGGTCTGGATAGTCTGGAAAGCTGGCTACTCCGGGGGAATGGCTGTCAGTGGCCGCATTCAGACTGGCACAGCGAACAGATGACAACCATGCGCCACGCCCCGGGGGCAATCCGACTGTGCTGGCACTGCGATAACCTGCTGCGCGAACAGTTTACGGAACGGCTGAAATCAATAGCTGTGGAGAACACGACAAAATGGGTTTTATCGGTTGTTTGTCGTGATCTGGGTTTTGACGATATGCACGCAGTTACTCTCCCGGAACTGTGCTGGTGGATAGTACGCAATGACCTGGCAGAAGTCTTACCGGAGAGCGCTGCGAGAAAAGCATTAAGGATGCCGAAGGCAATTGTCCAGTCAGCTACCCGTGAAAGTGAAATTGTTCCCTCGGTGCCGGCCACCAGCATTGTACAGGATAAGGCGAAAAAGGTACTGGCGCTCAGGGTTGATCCGGAATCGCCGGAAAGCTTCATGTTACGTCCGAAACGCCGTCGATGGGTCAATGAGGGATATACCCGCTGGGTTAAAACCCAGCCGTGCGCCTGCTGCGGGAAGCAGTCGGATGATCCGCACCACCTGATAGGCCACGGTCAGGGAGGGATGGGAACAAAGGCGCATGACCTCTTTGTGCTGCCGTTGTGCAGAACGCATCATAATGAGTTACATGCGGACACCGTGGCATTCGAAGAGAAATACGGCTCTCAACTGGAGTTGATATTTCGTTTCATCGATCGCGCGCTGGCAATTGGCGTGCTGGTCTGATTTTTGTGGAGAAAGTTGATGCGTGATATGTATGAAGTATTGGATCGCTGGGGAGCATGGGCTGCAGCAGATAACAGCGGTGTGGACTGGCAGCCGATAGCAGCTGGTTTCAAGAGGCTTTTACCTCATGGTAAAAAAACACGCCTCCAGTGTGATGATGATGAAGGGATCATGATAGACGGTTGTGTTGCCCGCCTGCGTAAATATAAGCCAGAAGAATATGAGCTGATCATTGCTCACTTTGTTATCGGTATCTCATTACGCACTATTGCGAAGAAGAGAAAATGCTCTGATGGCACAATTAGGAAGGAACTGCAAACTGCAATAGGGTTTGTTGAAGGCTGTTTAGCAATATTAGCTTATAGTATGGCATAAAAAATAAAATAGATTTACTGCCGATTTTTCAAAAAAGACTGGGAACTGTTTATATCCAACGTAAATAAGGCCTCCATAAAACATGGCTGATGCGAGATATTTAACAGTTCTCATCCTTTTTTTAGCTTTATCGATCAGACCTGTAATGCCACTCTTAATACTATCTGCATTATCTTTGATTTCTTTATTCTCTTCAAACTTTAAATACTTATCGAAAGCGGACTCCACTCGAGAACGTAAGTTGTCGAATGTTTCATTGAATATCTCAATAGAAATGTAATTGACTTTTTTTATCATCCAAAGTCCTGCGATAATCAATATTGCTTCGGTTGTTTCATTAGCCTTCACTAAGCCACCAGCTGCTATTAATGCACCGGGAATAGTCAATGCTTTTGTCTGATTAGATGATATGAATTCGTTAATTTTACTCGTGAACTCAAGGTTTTTCTCATCGAGTTCGTTAAGAATTTTATTTACAGAAAACCTCTTTGTGTAAATCTCATATAGTTCATCATATTTTTTCCTAACGTGTTCAGTAGAGTTAAGCAAATCAAAGAAATTGAATGTGCCATTTGCTTTAAATACTTCGTTTATGGCTGAACGTATAACGAGTTTGCGCTCGCTTTTGTGTAAATCATTGATTTTTATTGTGTCGAGAAGCTCTTTTATAATTTCATATTTAAGAGACGAGTTCGATAAGCGATTAATTTCGCTATATTGTAAAAAATGCGTGAGTTCGACTGTATAACTTTTGTTTTCATTGGTGAAAAATAAGACAGAGCAGTCACTGTTATGATGATCAGCAATTAATGAAAGGATATCTTTCCACATAAAGAAAATATGGATTTTTTCGATGCTTTCATTCTTAGACGTAGGGAGTATTAACGGTGTTCCGATGATATAATTTTTCGGAAGAGCGTTTTGGGTGTTTACTCTAGACCAAAAAGACTCAACATTCTCATAAATTATAGCGTCATCCCAAGATGAAACTTGGCGATCTAGCCAAATTTCATTATTTTCGATGCAGGTTGTTGCCTTTTTATAACCTATAGATTGTAACAGTCTAATGATTTCAGAACTATTTACAATAACAATGCTTTCTTCAAGACTTATGACAGTGTAGTAGCCCTCAACTCTGCTTGAGGCTCCGTTAATAATCTGCGCTAATCTTGATAAGTCATCAGCAATTGTCATTATTAGCTGCCTCTATATCTTTTGAGTTTATCATAATTTTCCTGACTCAATTTTATCACAATTTCGCACTTGTTGTCAGTGAGAATTACAGGCTTATTTGACTTTTCGTCTCCAATAGCTCCGCGCATTATTTTCAACTTAAAATTATTGTCGTTATCTGCTACTTCAATTGTAAGCGCGCTTTCAGCTGCTTTAGGAGTTGGTTCAAATTGAGGGTCAATCTGGAAACCATTAAGATTAACAAAATCGACAAACGTTCCCTTACATTTGTGTGAATCAGTAAGGCATGAGTCAATTATTTTTGAAATATCCTCTATCTTGACGGACTTATTTCCGTATTTATCTTTTGATTTTTTTTCCAGTAATGATTTAACTTCATTGTCAATAGTATCACGTAGTACACGACCGAGTGAGTTTTTACTGGCAAAAATATCTATAGCACTGAATAATTGCTGAATGCTTCTTTTATTGTCCGAATCATGTCGACAACCTAATGAGTCTTTGAAAAAATCGCTTTTAGATTTACCTTGCAAGAAATGTACATATGAGTCACCTTTGTTTTCTGGATAGCTGGCTTCGAATAAAGTTAAATCGAACATCGCAGCCTGCCGTAAGGCATCGGTATTAATTGGATTTAATCTTGTTGGGGTCAACTTATCCGAATCAAAGTCATAGGCGCTTTGTTTATCAACCATTACGATTAGAAGTTTCCCCAAATCCTCTGGTTCGGTAGACTTATAGTGGATGAAAACAACGCTCCCCCCCTGAAGTTGGGCAACTCTCGATTCATTATTAGCATTATGTTTAAGCTTCTCTATTATGGCTCTAGATAAATCAATGAATTCATTATTTTTATTAATGTATTTTTTTAGGATCGTAGGAATGGATGAAGGGTTTTGATCTGAGTCCAGGAAATTATGAAATTTGTTTTTTCGGCTAAATTTTTTCTCAATTCTGGCTATGAATTCAGATGTGACTTCATTTTTTAGATCCCAAACTTCACCTAATCGATAATCAAATGTTCTTGAATCATTTTTTTCAAGATTTGCTGTTACAGCACCAACAGGAAAGTATGATTGTTTGTCCAGCACTACAACATGGGGTGTGGCGCCGCATTTATCGCAAGCTACAGTTGGGTCGTCAAGAACATTGCCACATTCTAAACAAGTTATATCCATTATACATCCCAAATTATAAGAGTAAATTTTTATGTGGCTGAAAATATTATCAAAACACTAACGCGTACGCAAAAAATATCGTAATCTGTTAAGCGTGGTCACTTCGCCACACAGCTTAGACCCGCCGCCGAGCGGTTTTTTGTCTCTGAAAAGCGGTGCAGTACGATAAACGTACTGGTGGTGGTGAATACCGACTTTTTATCTTGCTGGCTTTTTAGACAAGAGTTATTGGTGTGTCAGTTTATCCAGAAAGGTAATAAGACATGCTAAAACAGCAAGATATGACAGAAACCGCCGCCGCAGTCCTTCATTTCTTACCTGCTGACAAGTGGGTAACGCCCCCGCATGATGACGGGAAATACCGGAGTAAGCGAAGCCCGGTGCCAGTTAATACTGACTCAGTTAGTTATGGCGGGGCTGGCGCGGGATAACGGCGGGTACGGGAATAAATTCAGACGCTGTCAATAATGGCGGTTTCCTGCTGTGGAAATGGGCGGCTGGTGGGTGTTAGCGCACCCGGCCAGCCATCAGCTCATGCTTTCAGGTCACAAGCTAACCAAGGCCCACTGCTTTAGCGCAAAAGCAAAATGAGCCTATCAGAGTTACGCTTATTGATCCATGAAAAATACTGTAAAAATAAACAGTGTTGATTTAATCAACGCTGATTGCCTGCATTTTATCCAGTCTCTGCCTGATAACTCCGTTGACCTGATTGTTACCGATCCTCCGTACTTCAAAGTGAAGTCCGATGGCTGGGACAATCAATGGAAAGGAGATGAGGATTATTTGCGCTGGCTGGTTGCCTCGCTGAGTTCTGGAGGGTACTAAAACCAGCAGGATGCCTTTATCTGTTCTGTGGACATCGCCTGGCATCGGATATAGAGATTATGATGCGTGAGCGTTTCAATGTCCTTAACCATATTATTTGGGCAAAACCATCCGGCAGGTGGAACGGCTGCAATAAAGAAAGCCTGCGCTCATATTTCCCTGCAACCGAGCGAATTTTATTCGCAGAACATTACCAGGGACCTTACCGACCGAAGAGCGATGGATTCATAGAAAAAAGTAACAAGCTAAAGCAGCACGTTATGGAACCGCTAATTTCTTACTTCCGTGATGCACGCGAATCTTTGGGGGTTACATCTAAGCAAATCGCTGATGCGACCGGAAAGAAAAATATGGTTTCACACTGGTTTGGTGGAAGCCAATGGAAATTGCCTAATGAAACTGATTACGGAAAATTACAGGCGCTTTTTAATCGGATTGCTTTCGACAGGCATTGCAATAATGAGCTGGGTACACCTCATCATCATCTGGTTGCTACCTGGCATTCTTTAAACCGCAGATATTCAGAATTGCTGGAAGAGTACAAATCGCTCCGGCGTTACTTCGCTGTTTCAGCATCTGTGCCTTACACCGATGTCTGGACACATAAACCTGTTCAGTTTTACCCAGGAAAACATCCATGTGAAAAACCAGCTGATATGCTGCTGCAAATTATTAATGCCAGCAGTAAACCCAGCGATCTTGTTGCTGATTTTTTCATGGGCTCCGGTTCAACCATAAAGGCAGCGCTGTTATCAGGGCGGCGGGCGATTGGCGTTGAACTGGAAACAGAAAGGTTTAGTCAGACGGTCAGTGAGGTTGAGGCTTTGGCAAAACGTTAAAGGTCTCACAATGTGAGCCTGATCGGGCTAAAGGCTCACATTCCGATCGCCGACAGGTGATCTTCTTCCCCTCATTTCTGAGAGGACTCACATAACAAGAGGGGGCTTAATGTCCGAACCTGTATCCAGTGCGACAGTGTTGGCCGGTGGATTAATGGGGGCCAGTGTATTCGGTCTGGCAACCGGAACCGATTATGGTGTGGTATTCGGTGCTTTTGCCGGCGCGGTGTTTTATGTCGCCACGGCAACCAACATCGGACGCATCAGGCTGGTCGCTTATTTTATTACATCATTTATTGTGGGAGTGCTTGGTGCCGGGCTGATAGGTACTAAGCTTGCGGCAATAACGCATTATGAAAAACCACTGGATGCACTTGGCGCAGTAATTATTTCTGCAATGTGTATAAAGTTTCTCACTTTTCTTAACAGTCAGGATCTGAACAGCCTGTTCAGTATTCTTTCTCGTATCAGGGGAGGGGGATCAGATGGTAGCAAATGACCCTTCTGCAGTTCTGAATGCCGTAATTTGTGGGGTAATAGTCATCGTTCTGATGTTTTACCGACGCGGTGATGCGACACACCGCCCCCTGATTTCGTTACTGGCCTATGTCATGGTGCTGGTATATGCCAGCGTCCCTTTCCGGTTTGTTTTTGGTTTATATGAATCATCCCACTGGCTGGTGGTGATGGTGAATATCCTTATCTGCGCCGCTGTGCTGTGGGCTCGCGGTAATGTGGCGCGTCTGGTTGATGCACTGAGGCACTGATGAATCAACAACAATTTCAGCAGGCGGCTGGTATTAGCGCCGGGCTTTCTGCGCGCTGGTATCCGCATATTACGGCGGCAATGAGCGAATTCGGTATTACTGCGCCACTGGATCAGGCCATGTTCATTGCACAAACGGGACATGAATCAGCAGGATTTACTGTTCTGAAGGAAAGCTTCAATTATTCGGTGGAGGCACTGAAAAAGACGTTTGGTAAACGCCTGACGACTTATCAGTGCGAAATGCTGGGGCGTATTGATGGTCGCCAGGTTGCCCACCAGCCACAAATAGCCAATCTGGTTTATGGCGGCCGCATGGGTAACAAAGACGCCGGAGATGGCTGGAAGTATCGTGGGCGTGGGCTTATCCAGATTACCGGGCTGGAGAATTACACCAGATGTGGCGTTGCCCTGAAACTGGATCTGGTGGCGAATCCGGGACAGCTTGAGCTGGAACGTCATGCCGCCCGATCCGCAGCGTGGTTTTTTGTGACTAAAGGGTGTCTGAAATACTCCGGCGACATGGTACGCGTTACGCAGATAATCAACGGAGGACAGAACGGTATTGGTGATCGGCGGGAGCGCTTTGAGAAAGCAAAATCGGTGCTCATATGATAGTACTGCTGAAATTGCTTAAAAAATTCTGGAAGCCATTAGCAGAAATACTGCTGGTGGCTTTTTTGTTATGTGCTGGTGCGTACTGGTGTTATTCACGAGGTTATCAGAAGGCAGATTCATCCTGGAAATTCCAGTGGGCGCAACGAGACCTTACCGATGCGACCGCCGAATTGCAGCAAGAAGTAACCGAAAGAGCGAAAGAGCAGCGTCGCCAGCACGCTGCAGATGAAGAACGGAAAAGAGCCGATGAAGAACTGGCAAAAATACAGGCCGATGCTGATGCTGCTGAGCGTGCTCGCAGTGGGTTGCAACAGCAGCTCGCAGCAGTACAACGGCAGCTCGCAGGAAGTGAAACCGGCAGGCTTTCCGCTCTTGCCGCAGCAGGCCAGGCAAAAGCCGAGACCGGAATACTGCTCGCCAAGTTGCTTGGCGAAGCTGACGATCTGGCGGGAAAGTTCGCAAAAGAGGCTGATGAGCGTTATGTCGCCGGAAGCACATGCGAACGTACCTGGGACAAAGTGACCGGACAGAACTGAAATCGGATAACAAGGAAAATTAATGAAGGCAAAATTATTCGTACTGGCCCTGGTATGTGTGTCCCTCGCCGGGTGTACAACGCTTTATTATCGGTAATGACTATGCGCCGTATATTAGCCACCGCTGCCGCACTTTGTCTTGGCGGCTGTATTACCGTGTATGGTCCGGTTAAAACGGGAGGGCAGCAACAGCAGGACAGCCAGTCCGTACAGCAGCCAGGGATGAGCGAACAGATATCAACCTCATTCATCGGTAACCGTAAACCGGATGAGTTGCTGAATGCCGTGGCGCTGTATTTCAGGGAGAAGGCCATCACAGCCAGTGTTAACGACCAGACCACAGGGATTATCGCCGGTACAGGGGATGACCCGGAATTGAGTTCGTTGTATCTGGACTGTTCACTGTTACCGCAGACACAAAATATCCAGGAGCATTACCGTATCGTCGCGCAGGTCTGGAGTGCCGGTGAAGGCAGTAATGTTTCGGTAATGGTGACAGGCACTGCCGGACTGGATACTGCCGACGGTAACGATAAGGTGAAGCCGGTTGAGTGTAAAAGTACCGGGATATTTGAGAAGGATTTGCTGGAACGGTTACGTAAGTAAGCATTACAGCAGGGGCTAATCCGTGGGAGGACATCAACCTTTACGGGTCCTTTCCGGCAGTCAGGGGCATTACGGGGCGGCAGCGTCGCAGGATTTCACTCCTTATGAAAATTTTCAGGGAAAAGCCAGATCCGTTCTTCTTATCGTTTATTAACTGTTTTTAAAGGTTTTTTTAGAAAAAAGAAAGGATCTGCTGGATAACGTTTTTAGTTAAAAACGAAGATCGCAGATCCTTTCCTGTTTCCGGGAGACTTTTCCATGAACGTGAACAAAAAAAAACTGGCTGAAATTTTTGGTTGTGACGTCAGAACTGTCACAGCCTGGCAAAGCCAGGGGCTGCCACTTGTTTCCGGAGGAGGAAAAGGTAACGAAGCAGTGTTCGACACCGCGGCAGCGATTTCATGGTACGCGGAGCGTGATGCGTCTATTGAAAATGAAAAGCTGCGTAAAGAGGTTGATGATTTACGTGCCGCTGCGGAATCAGAGCTTAATCCCGGCACCATCGACTATGAGCGCTACCGCCTGACAAAAGCCCAGGCGGATGCGCAGGAACTTAAAAATGCTGAGCGCGAAGGGCTGGTTCTTGAGACCGAACTGTTCACCTACATCCTGCAACGGGTGGCTCAGGAAATAGCAGGGATACTGTCAAGGATACCGCTGGTATTACAGCGCAAATATCCTGATCTGTGCCAGTCGCACATCGATGTGGTCAGAACGGAAATCGCCAGGGCGTCAGGCAGGGCCGCCACGATAGCGGATGTGGAGAAGTGGACCGATGATTTCCGGAGAGCGCAGGGCGAATAATGCCAACAGAGCCATAACTAACGGGCTGATAGCGCTTCATATTCCCGTACCGCTTACCACCGTGCAGTGGGCTGATGAGTATTACTATCTGCCAAAAGAGTCCTCCTACACCCCCGGCAAATGGGAAACGCTGCCGTTTCAGGTAGCGATAATGAACGCGATGGGGTATGAACTGATCCGCGTTGTAAACCTCATTAAGTCTGCCCGCGTGGGCTATACCAAAATGTTGCTGGGGGTAGAAGGCTATTTCATAGAGCACAAGTCGCGCAACAGCCTGTTGTTCCAGCCGACCGACTCATCCGCTGAGGATTTTATGAAATCCCACGTGGAGCCGACTATCAGGGATGTTCCTGTATTGCTGGAGCTGGCCCCCTGGTTCGGGCGTAAACATCGTGATAACACGCTCACCCTGAAACGCTTTTCTTCCGGTGTAGGGTTCTGGTGCCTCGGTGGTGCAGCAGCCAAAAACTACCGTGAAAAATCGGTGGATGTGGTCTGCTATGACGAATTGTCATCTTTTGAGCCGGATGTCGAGAAAGAAGGTTCGCCGACGCTGCTGGGGGATAAACGTATTGAAGGTTCTGTCTGGCCTAAATCCATTCGGGGCTCCACACCAAAAGTTAAAGGGTCATGCCAGATTGAAAAGGCGGCAAATGAATCGGCGCATTTTATGCGTTTTCATGTACCGTGTCCGCACTGTGGCGAAGAACAGTACCTTAAATTCGGTGATGGCAGTACGCCGTTCGGTCTGAAATGGGAGAAAAGCAAGCCGGAGACGGTGTATTACCTTTGTGAACATAATGGATGCGTGATCTGTCAATCGGAACTTGATCAGAAAGCGGGACGCTGGATTTGCGATAACACAGGCATGTGGACACGCGATGGACTGGCTTATTTCAGCGCGTCCGGTGAGGAGGTTCCGCCGCCACGATCCATTACCTTTCATATCTGGACGGCTTACAGTCCCTTTACCACCTGGATACAGATTATTTATGACTGGCTGGATGCGCTGAAAGATCCAAATGGTGTGAAAACCTTTATAAACACCACTTTGGGCGAGCCTTATGAAGAGGCGGTGGCCGAAAAACTCAGCCATGAGCTTTTGCTGGAAAAAGTGATTCATTATGCGGCGCCGGTTCCGGAGCGGGTGGTATATCTGACCGCTGGTATCGACTCCCAGCGTAACCGTTATGAAATGTATGTCTGGGGCTGGGCGCCGGGGGAAGAGGCTTTCCTTATTGATAAGCAAATTATCATGGGACGGCATGATGATGAAGATACCCTGCAGCGTGTGGATGCCGTCATTAATAAAAAATATCGTCATGCTGACGGGACGGAAATTTCCATTTCCCGTATCTGCTGGGATATCGGCGGTATCGATGCAGAAATCGTCTATAAACGCTCAAAAAAACACGGCATTTTCCGCGTGCTGCCTGTCAAAGGGGCCTCCGTTTACGGAAAACCCGTTATTACCATGCCTAAAAAACGCAACCAGAGCGGGGTATTCCTGTGCGAAATCGGTACTGATACTGCCAAAGAAATGCTTTACGCCAGAATGGGGGCGGTTACTGCGCCTGCCGACGAAGCCACGCCTTATGCGATCCGCTTTCCGGATAATCCGGATGTTTTTACGGAGGTGGAAGCGAAGCAACTGGTAGCCGAAGAGCTGGTGGAGAAACTGGTTAACGGAAAATTCCGGCTGTTATGGGATGCCAAAGGACGTCGTAACGAAGCGCTGGATTGTCTTGTCTATGCCAGTGCAGCGTTACGGGTGTCTGTGCAGCGCTGGCAACTGGATCTGGAGGCGCTGGCGACATCAAGGAAAAGCGAAGAGCAGGATACCCCGACACTTGAACAACTGGCCGCAATGCTGGCAGGAGGAGTTAATGGCAACAATCACTGAGCTACAGGAAGCCCGCGTCGCGCTGCATGACCTGATGACGGGAAAACGGGTGGCGACGGTTCTGAAAGACGGGCGACGGGTTGAATTTACCGCGACATCGGTGGGGGATCTGAAAAAATATGTCGCGGAACTTGAGGCGTCACTGTGCAATGGTCGCCGCCGGGCACCTGTGGGGGTGAGACTGTGAAGCGCACCCCGGTTCTGGTGGATGTTCACGGCACGCCGCTGCGGGAAAGTCTGGGATACACCGGCGGGGGGATCGGTTTCGGCGGACAGATGGCTGACTGGATGCCCCCGGCGGAAAGCGTGGATGCCGCGCTGCTGCCTTCGTTGCGCCTCGGCAATGCACGGGCTGATGATCTGGTCCGTAATAATGGTATTGCAGCAAATGCGGTGGCGCTGCACAAGGATCATATTGTCGGACACCTGTTTCTTATCAGCTATCGTCCAAACTGGCGCTATCTTGGTATGCGTGAGAGCGCAGCGAAGAGTTTTGTGGATGAGGTTGAAGCTGCATGGACAGAGTATTGCGATGGTATTTTTGGCGAAATGGATGCCGAGGGGAAGCGGACTTTTACGGAATTCATCCGTGAAGGCGTGGGTGTTCACGCCTTTAATGGTGAAATTTTTCTCCAGCCTGTCTGGGACGCTGAAACCACGCAGGTTTTCCGTACCCGGTTCAAGGCTGTCAGTCCGAAACGGGTGGACACACCGGGGTATGCCCGCGGAAACCGCCAGCTTCGCGCAGGGGTGGAAACGGACCGGAATGGAAAAGCCCTCGCCTATCATGTCTGTGATGACGACTGGCCGGTGGCTGGTGGGGAGCGCTGGACCCGTATTCCTCGTTTTCTGCCGTCTGGACGACCCGCGATGTTACATATTTTCGAGCCGGTTGAGGACGGACAGACGCGCGGTGCCAATCAGTTTTACAGTGTGATGGAACGGCTGAAGATGCTTGATACCCTGCAGGCAACGCAGCTTCAGTCCGCGATTGTCAAAGCAATGTATGCCGCCACGATAGAAAGCGAACTCGATTCCGAGAAAGCCTTTGAATACATCACGGCGGCAGATAACAAAGATACGCCCCTTGTTAACATGCTCGCAAATTATGCCCGCTATTACAGTACCAACAGTATCAAACTGGGCGGTGTAAAAATTCCCCACCTGTACCCGGGTGATGAGCTGAATCTGCAGACTGCGCAGGATTCCGATAATGGCTTTTCGGCGCTGGAGCAGGCGCTGCTCCGGTATATTGCCGCTGGGCTGGGGGTCTCTTATGAGCAGCTTTCGCGTGATTATTCTCAGGTCAGCTATTCCAGCGCCCGCGCATCTGCCAATGAGTCCTGGCGCTATTTCCTGGGGCGGCGCCGGTTCATTGCCGGACGGCTGGCGACACAAATGTTTTCCTGCTGGCTGGAGGAGGCGCTGATACGGGGAGTTATCCGGGTACCCCGGGCCAGGTTTTCCTTCTGGGAGGCCCGATCCAGCTGGAGCCGATCGGAGTGGATTGGTGCCGGACGTATGGCGATTGACGGACTCAAGGAGGTTCAGGAAGCCGTGATGCGTATTGAGGCCGGGCTGAGTACCTATGAAAAAGAACTCGCCATTATGGGCGAGGATTACCAAGAGATATTCCGCCAGCAGGTCAGGGAATCCGAAGAACGGCGGACAGCCGGACTTTCGCGTCCGGTATGGATCACCGATACCTATCAACAACAGATCGCGGCGAGCCGTCAGACGGAGGAGGAAAAGCGTGCAACGTAATCTCCCGCACATCATCAGCCAGGCAACCAGTGCTCCGTTGCTGCTTGAACCCGCCTATGCGCGGGTTTTCTTTTGCGCGCTGGGCAGGGAGTCAGGCATTAACAGCCTGCACATTCCCGGTAATAACGAAAGTCTGGATCAGTCGGATATGGCACTGGTCACAGGCGATTTTATGGCGACCGGAAAGCCGCAGGCACGTTTTTATCAGGTAGTGAACGGTATTGCGGTATTACCCGTGACCGGAACACTGGTTCATAAACTCGGCGGAATGCGTCCCTTTTCAGGGATGACCGGCTATGACGGTATCACTGCCCGGCTACAACAGGCGGTTTCAGATCCGGAGGTAAAAGGCATTCTGCTGGATATTGATAGCCCCGGCGGTCAGGCTGCCGGGGCGTTTGACTGTGCTGACATGATTTACCGGATGCGCGAACAGAAACCTGTCTGGGCACTGGCAAATGAAACAGCCTGTTCGGCGGCCATGTTGCTGGCGGCAGCCTGTTCGCATCGCCTTGTGGCCCAGACGTCCAGAATGGGATCAATTGGTGTAGTGATGGCGCATACCAGTTACGCCGAAAAACTGAAACAGGAAGGGATCGATATCACCCTTATCTATTCTGGCGCACACAAGGCTGATCTGACGCCCAGCCAGAAATTACCGGAAAGCGTCTATGCCGACTACCAGCAGCGAATGGACGAGGCCAGAAAGATGTTTGCAGAAAAAGTGGCCCGGTACACGGGGTTGTCTGTCGATGTGGTAATGGCGACGGAGGCGGCAGTGTATGACGGGCAGGCCATTATCACTACCGGACTGGCAGATGAAATGGTGAATGCTGCTGACGCCATCGGCGTGATGGCAGAAGCTATCAACAGTAACAAGACAGGAGGCACTATGCCTGAATTAAGTGCAGCTGACGCTGTCACGCAGGAAAACCAGCGCGTAATGGGAATTCTGGGTTGCCCGGAGGCCAGGGGGCATGAGGCACTGGCACAGATGCTGGCCGGGCAGCCGGGAATGAGCGTTGCTCAGGCGAAGTCTATTCTGGCTGCCGCCGCGCCGGCGGATACGACCAGCACCGCTGACCGTATCCTTGCCCTGGAAGAAGCTGGTGGTCGGGAAACACTCGCACAGACACTGGCGGCCATGCCGGAGATGACGGTGGAACAGGCCAGAACCATTCTGGCAGCATCGCCGATCGCTGCGGCAACGTCACTTCATGATGCCGTGATGGCGCTTGATGAGGCGAAAGGCCGTGAAGAGTTGGCGGAAAAACTGGCTGTCATGCCTGGTATGACCACAGATCAGGCCCGTGATCTGCTGGCTGCCGCACCGGACAAATCCGGTAATGCGGGGCTGAGCATGAACAACGCATTTGATGCTTTCATGCAGTCTCATTCCCCGGGCCCCATATCCGGCGGCAAAGGCCACAGTAATGATACCGAAACGACGTTGTTGATGAGTATTCCCGGTACTTCAGCCACCTGATAAGGAGACAGCATGTCATTTACCACCACTATTGAGAAACGTGCGGATAACCGCATTTTCGCCGGTAACGATCCGGCACATACCGCAACGGGAGTCAGCGGGATAACGGCGGCCACACCGATGCTGACGCCCCTGATGCTGGATGATACCACCGGGAAACTGGTGGCCTGGGACGGGCAGAAGGCCGGAACGGCGGTCGGGGTTCTGGCTCTTGCGCTGGACGGGTCGGAAAACCTGCTGACGTACTGGAAGAGCGGCACCTTTGCCACTGAATCACTGGCATGGCCGAAGAGTGTGGATGCCATTAAGCAGGCAAATGCATTCGCCGGAAGCGCCGTCAGTCACGCCGCTTTACCGTAATAAGAAGGCCGCGAAGCGGCCTTTATCGTATTTAACGTCCGGAGGACACCATTTATGGGATTGTTTACCACCCGCCAGTTGCTGGGTTATACCGAGCAGAAAGTTAAATTTAACCCACTCTTCCTGAGCCTGTTTTTTCGCCGTACTGTGACATTTCCTACCCAGGAAGTCATGCTGGACAAAATTACCGGAAAAACGCCGATTGCCGCTTATGTATCTCCGGTGGTTGGAGGGAAGGTTCTGCGTAACCGCGGTGGGGAAACGCGCGTACTGCGTCCGGGGTATGTCAAACCGAAGCATGAAGTTAACTATGCGCAGGTTGTTGAGCGTCTGCCGGGTGAAGACCCGGCCAGGCTTAACGATCCGGCCTACCGTCGTCTGCGCATTCTGACCGATAACCTGAAGCAGGAAGAGAAGGCCATCGTCCAGGTGGAGGAGATGCAGGCCGTCAGTGCGGTGCTGAACGGGAAATACACCATGCAGGGCGAGCAGTTTGACACCGTGGAGGTGGATTTTGGTCGCTCCGCCGGGAATAACATTATTCAGGCCACAGGTAAAAAATGGTCAGAGCAGGACAGGGAAACCTTTGACCCGACTTATGATCTGGATATGTACTGCGACCAGGCATCCGGTCTGATCAATATTGCCGTGATGGACGGGAAAGTCTGGCGTCTGCTGAACGGCTTTAAGCTGTTCCGTGAAAAACTGGATACACGCCGCGGTTCAAATTCTCAGTTGGAAACGGCGGTGAAGGACCTTGGGGCTGTGGTGTCGTTCAAGGGGTATTACGGAGATTTGGCCATTGTGGTGGCTAAAACATCCTATGTTGCTGATAACGGGACCGAAAAGCGTTACCTGCCTGAAGGGACTCTGGTTCTGGGAAATACGGCGGCAGAAGGTATCCGCTGCTATGGTGCCATTCAGGATTCACAGGCGCTCGCAGAGGGTATTGTTGCCGCCACCCGTTATCCCAAACACTGGCTGACGGTGGGGGACCCGGCGAATGAATATACCATGACGCAGTCTGCGCCGCTGATGGTCCTGCCGGACCCGGATGAGTTTGTCATTGTCACCGTCGGTTAAGCATCCCAAAAGGCCTGATTCAGGCCTTTATTGTTACAAATTGCGGGAGGATCTTTTATGGCAACAAAAGAAGAGAATATACAGCGTCTGCGGGAGCTTGCGACGCGGCTTGGGCGTGATCCGGATGTGTCCGGGAGCGCCGCTGAACTCAGCCAGCGTGTCATGGAATGGGAAGAGGAAGCGGATGCGGAGCATTTGCCTGTTGTGGAAAATGACAGTGATGAATCCATAGTGCCGTCCGGGATCGGGCAAAGATCTGAACGGGTACTTATCAGGGCGCTACGTACACTACACATCTGCGCCATCGATCCGGACAGTAACCGGGAACTTGATATGGTTATGGCGGGGAACTCGGCGCGTATTTCGCAACACGATGTGGACGAGCTGATTGCTGCAGGACTTATTATTGAACTGTAAGGGTGGCGATATGTCGCAGTCCGAAAACCTGTTTGATACCGCGATTTCTCAGGCTGATGATGCCATCCTCCGGGTGATGGGAACGGTAGCAACAATAACGTCCGGCGTTCTGGCAGGGGCCACGCTTACGGGTGTATTTGACGATCCTGAAAGTGTGTCGTATGCCGCCGGAGGTGTCCGGATTGAGGGGGACAAGCCCACATTTTTTGTCAAAACATCTCTGACAGTCCATCTGAAGCGCCCGGACACACTAACCATTCTCGGTGACACCTTCTGGGTGGATCGCATCACTCCGGCTGGTGGAGACAGCAGTATTATTCTGCTGGGCAGGGGGACGCCGCCGACGGATAACCGGCGCAGGACGGGAGGAATGTATGAAAGGGCTTGAAAATGCGATCCGGAATCTGAACAGCCTTGACCGACAGATGGTTCCCCGGGCCAGTATCTGGGCTGTGAATCGCGTGGCGCAGAAAGCTGTTTCAGTGGCAACCCGTAAGGTGGCGCGGGAGACTGTCGCCGGAGATAACCAGGTAAGAGGGCTTCCGCTGAAGCTGGTTCGCCAGAGGGTGAGGTTATTTAAAGCCGGTACAGACGGTAAACGCTCTGCCCGGATACGGATTAACCGGGGAAACCTTCCCGCCATAAAGTTGGGTGCTGCACAGGTCAGGATGAGCAAACGGAGGGGCAAACTGCTGTATCGCGGAAGTGTGCTGAAAATCGGGCCATATCTGTTCCGGGATGCCTTTATTCAGCAACTGGCTAACGGACGCTGGCATGTTATGCGACGCGTTAACGGGAAAAACCGTTATCCAATCGATGTAGTGAAAATTCCTCTTTCCGGACCATTGACTCAGGCATTCGAAAGCGCCACACAAAGCATGATTGACGAGGAAATGCCGAAGCAATTGGGGTATGCCCTGAAACAACAACTGAGGCTTTATCTTTCACGATGAGCAAACACACATTAATCCGCCGGGCCGTTCTGGAAAAGCTGGAATCCGTGACCGGCGCACCTGTCACTCTTTTTGATGGCCTTCCTGCTTTCGTAGAACAGGAAGATTTACCCGCAATAGCTGTCTGGCTGACAGACGCACAGTATACAGGCCTTATGACCGATGAGGATGACTGGCAAGCTACTCTCCATACGGCAGTTTTTCTGAGGGCTCAGGCTCCTGATACAGAGCTTGATATCTGGATGGAAGAAAAAATCTTTCCTGCGCTGGAAGAGGTTAGTGGTCTGGAGCACCTTATCGATACCATGACCCCGCTGGGTTATGACTACCAGCGTGACAGCGAAATGGCAACGTGGGGGATGGCAGAAATTACTTACCGGATCACCTATATCAACTGAGGAGGATATGATGGGAACACCAAACCCACTGGTAAAAACGAAAGGCGCCGGAACCACATTCTGGCTGTATACCGGCAGCGGCGATGTGTTTAAAAATCCACTGGCTGACGATGACTGGCTGCGACTGGCAGGTATTAAGGATCTGCAGCCCGGAGAAATGAGTGCAGATGCGGAAGACGATGACTATCTTGATGATGAAAATGCCGACTGGAAAAGCACTACGCAGGGGCAGAAAAGCGTCGGTGACACCACGGCCACGCTGGCCTGGAAACCCGGTGAGACCGGACAGAAAAAACTGGTTGAGCTGTTTGACACCGGCGAAGTTCGCGCCTTCCGTATCAGGTATCCTAACGGGACGGTTGATGTGTTCCGCGGCTGGCTGAGTTCACTGGGTAAAACCGTGACGTCCAAAGAGGTGATGACACGCAGCGTAAAAATCACCGGCGTCGGGCGTCCTTCTCTTGCGGAGGAGGATACACCTGACGTGGTCAGCGTATCCGGCGTGACCGTT